GGGAGCTTCCAGCTCCGGCGGCGCCCAGGTCTGGCGGCGGGCCTCCGGCTCCCCGGACGCCCGTTCCGCGCCGGGGCCAGCCTCCAAAGGGAGCTCCTCCCGCCGCCGGTTCCGCTCCTCCCATCGGTAAACCGGGTCGTATTTCTGGCTTATCAGCGTGTCCTCCTCCCGCTCCGAGACGCCCTCCCCGGCGGGAGGTCTCTCCTCCTCCCGGAGGGACTCCCCTTCTGCGGCTGAAGGAAGGGCCGGGTGGGTCCCTGTCTCCGCCGCTCCGCCGGAGGACAACTCCCGCTCCAGCCGCTTCACCTGGTCCAGCAGGTCCCGGAGATTGTCCAGCGCCTCCTCCAGATAGTCAGGCAAGGCGCTCCCCTCCTCTCAGCCGGGCAAACCGCTCCATGTCAAAGGCCGGGTTTGCCATCTCCTCCCCCTCCGCCAGGGTCTGGCCGCACGCCGGACATTTCTCCTCCAGCGCCCGGGCCCGGCAGGCGGGACACAGCCGGTCCAGCTCCTCCTCCCGGTCCACCAGGGCGTTGGCCAGGCACCACAGATAGTCCCGGTCCTTCATGGCCCTGGCCCGCCCCTCGGTGGGCAGGGCGCGAAACTGTTTCAGCACACGCCAGCGCAGCCGCTCCCCGGGGTCGCTCCGGAGTTTTTTTTTACCTTTTCCAGCTCCTCCGGGGACAGGTCCAGTCCCGGACCGCTCTCCCGGCTGAAGGCGCTCCACCGCCCGGCCAGGGCGGCGATCTCCTCCACGGTCAGCCCGGCCAGCACCTCCTGCCCGCCGGAAAAGACGGGGGTCTTGTCCTCCGTTTTTTCCAGAGCCCGGGCCAGCAGGCAGGCGTTGGAGCACAGGGCACGTTCCCCCTCTCCGGCGGCCAGCTCTCCGCTCTCCCGCCGGGCCTGCAGGACCTCCAGCGCCGACAGCAGCCGCAGGTCGAAGCCGTTCCCCAGGCTGATCCGGTCTTTTCCGGCCAAAATAGACACCGCCACGGCCTTACACCCCCGTCTCAATCCGGCGGGAGGCCACCAGGGTGACCTTCTCCAACACCATGCTGCCGATGCTGGCGCTCTCCTGGATGGCGCTCCACTGACAGCCAGAGTAGATAATCTTCCGGTCGGGCTTGCAGATGACCAGGGAGAAGTTCTCCAGGGCGTAGAAGTCGATGCCGTCCCGAACGGCCTGGTCGGTGGCGTACAGCCGGCTCAGCTCGATCACATGGGCGGCCTGGCCGGGGATAGTTGCCACCGGCTCCGGCTCGCCGAAGGCCTCCACCGCCGAGCTGCTCTTGGTGGTCTTGGCGGCGTAGCTCTGGACCACCGCCACCCTGACCCCGTCCACCTCCAGATAGATATCGCTGCTGGTGGGAAAACCAGGAATGCTCATTCCATAACCTCCTTGATTTTTGCAGGGCGCGACGACTCGGCGCGCCGTCTGAAGCAGGCGGGCCGGGGTCGTCCCGCCCTACACAGATTAAATTGATGCCCACAGAGGCGGACAAAGGCCGCCTCCGCCCTCTTATCTCCTCCTGATTACACCGTGACGTGCGCCGTCAGCCAGATTTGATTCAGCCCGTGGGCCACCGCAAAGGAGAAATCCACCAGGCATCGGGTGGGGTCCTCGCTGTCGGCGGTGACGGTCACGCCGTCATAGCCGGTGATGATCTCCCGGGCCAGCTTGTTCTCCAGCTCCAGCACCACCTGGGCCCGGATAGCCCCCCGGCTCTGCTCGGTGTTCTTGGACTGGCGGAACCTGGCCCGCAGAGCGCCGCGCAGGCCGGGGATCACGTCATCCACCACCCGGATGGAGGACAGGTCCCGCCAGGCGGTGTCCTCCGTCCCGCCGGAGGCCGTCCTGGTGGTCACCCCCCGGATTACGCTGACGGCGCCGCCCACGCTCTCCAGGGGGGTGACGCCCCCCAGCACCAGCAGGTCGATGTCGTTGTCCTCCAGCTGGGCGGACAGGCCGTTCAGCCCGGACAGCTCCGCGCCCCCCAGGGGGACGGCGGGGTCGCTCTCCCCGGCAATGGCCCCCGCCACGGCGGCGGCCAGGGTCAGGCCGGAGATGGGCTTCCCCTCCCGGTCCAGTGCGCCGGGGGCCGCCAGCACCACCCTCTCGTGGTTCAGCTCCTTGGCCCGGGCAATCAGCTCAGACACGCTCTCCCCCTTGGCCCCCGCCGCCACGCACAGCCGCTCCCGCCGCTGGTCCGAGGCCTCGATCACGCTGTCTCGCAGCTGCTTCTGCACCGCCTGATCCGTGCTGTCGCAGAGGACCACGCCGATATTCTCCAGCCTGGACAGCAGGGCAAAGGCCTCCTGATAGCCCTCCGCGCCGGCCACCGCCACAGCCGCCACGCCGGAGGCCCCGTTTTTCAGGGCCAGCCGGATCAGCTCCGACATATCCTCGGCGCCCCCTGCGCCGAACAGAGTCACCGCCTGGTCATAGCTGGTGACGGTCTGGACCTTCCCGGCCTGGGCCGCCGTGTTGACGGCGGCCAGCCCCACCAGCCTGCCGGTCCCCTTTCCGCTGACCACAGCGGAGGCGTCGTAGGAGGAATAGACCCCCGGACGCTGATGTACTGTAATACTCATACCTTCGCCACACCTCTCAATTCAAAATCAGTAAACCCGCCGTCCAAATGCTGGACAGCGCTCAGCCACGCGGTGCATACCGCCTCCACCGGCCTTTTCAGCCGCCGGCTCTCCCCGTCCCGGGCAGTCTGTCCGCAGGAGAAGTCCTCCACCGTCAGGCCCTCCGGCTCCCCCAGAAGCAGGGCCTCCGCCAGGGCGTCGAAGGCGGCCTGGAGGGCCGCCCCATCCCCCTTCTCCGGGGCGTAGAGGTCCAGGCCCAGGGTAATCCGGGCCTTCCGGCCATACCGCTCCTCCCAGCGGCCTGTCTCCCGGTCATATCGGTCTCCCAGATAGTTCTGCAGGCCCGAGGGCTCCACCCTGCACCCCCGGAGAGAGACCACCGCCACAGTCTGCTTCAGCTCCCTCCGGGCCTCCACAGGCCAGGCGGTGACCGCCGGGACCCCCCGGCTGTTCAGATAGTCCGCCATCTCCCGGCAGATCCCTTCCAATCCCGCGCTCACAGGACCTCCTCCTCTCTGGGGCAGAGCACCGCCCACCAGTGGGGGCAGACCCCCTCGCCCGTCAGCTGGGCCCAACGCACCCGGTAGTCCCTGTCCCTCCACACCACCACGGTGTCCAAGTCCAGCGGGCGCCCCGCCGGCCCCAAATAGCGGAAGCGCTCCTGCCGCTCCAGACCCAGGGGACCGGGCAGTTCCTGCCCCTTCCTCAGCTCCAGGCAGGGCTGTACCAGGGCCCGGGCAGGAATATCAACCTCATTTTTCCGGAGGATTACATCCTCCCCGAAGCGCTCCAGGATATCGCTCCACAGCCCTTCCATCATCCCGGCACCCCCTGAAAGGCAAAGCCGGCCTCCCCTGTCCAGGGGGCCAGCAGCTCCTCCGCCCGCTGGGTCAGGCTTTTGCTCCCCCGGCCGGAAGCTCCCGCCTCCCGCCTGATTGTCAACTCCCCGGCCGTAAAGGACGACCACTCCTCTGCCCCGGTCATTCCGGCCAGACAGTCCGTCACCACCATGGCCGCGGCAAGGGGAAAGGCCGGGCCGCAGTCCTCCGGGGTGGTCCCCTCCCTCAGCTGGGCGGCCAGCTGGCCCTCCACGGCCTGGACCAGGGGGAGCAGCAGCTCCTCCTGGCCGGCGGCCCCCATCACCCTGCACAGGGCCAAAATTTCCTGCGTCATCTCATCACACCTTCAGCACCTGGCTGGCCTTGGTGAACACCTTGGCAAAGCCGCTGATAGTGGTGATGGCGGCCCGCTCCAGCTGGCGGTCGATGAGCTTGTCATACTCCACCATCACGTCTCCGCTCTGGACCATCTCCAGGGCGAAGCGGCGGTCCAGGCCGATGGCGGTCTTTTCATCCAGGACGGAGGTGCGCAGCAGGCTGGCCCCCAGGGGGGTGGACAGCTTTCCGGTGCCCTGGAAGTTCAGCCCGGTGAGTGGGTTCTGGAACTCGGGCAGCTTGAGCAGCTGGAGCATCACGTCGCTGGACACCAGCAGGGTGTTCATGGTGTAGGGGTCAAATTTGGCCCAGAAGTCCACCAGGGCGGCATAATCCAAGGTCTTGTCCCCCCCGATAGTGGTCACGGCGGCGGGGTTGGAGTTGCCGTCCCCGTTGACGAGCACGTCCACCGCGTCCTCCAGCTGGGTGCGGGCGATGTGGGCGCCGATCTGCCGCAGGGTGACGGAGAACAGGTCCAACTTCTGGAAGCGCACCGCCTCATAGCTGGCCACCAGCATCCGCCCCCGCTTTTTCAGCTTGACCAGGTTGGACTGGACCTTAATGGTGGTGGCGGGAATGGCGGCGCCCTCCGCCACCTGCCGGAGGGTTTTCTCTTCGCCTCCGGCCTCGGAGGTGATGGAGCGGTAGTCCAGGCCGTCGATTTTGGTGACGGCGGCGGTGATATTGGGGAGAATGTCCCCCTCCTCCATGCCCTGACGCACCGTGCGGGAGATGTACTCGGGGAAGAGCACCGCAGCGTCAGAGGTGCGGAAGAAGGCTTCCACCGGGTCGCTGGTCTCCCCCTTCACCCTGATGTTGAATCGCTTGAGCTGGCGCTGAAAGGCGTCCAGCCCCTCCAGGCTGGTGCCCTTGTACCGCTCACTGGGGTCCTCCCGCTCCAGCACCTGGCTGAAGGACCGGCCGGCCTCCCGGTACATCCCCTTGTCCAGCTTCAGATTGTCGTAATAAAATGCCATAATAGTCCACACTCCTTCTGATTATGTTGCCTCTCTTCGTAAGGGCGGATATTATCCGCCCGTTGAAACAGATCTGCTGTCTGTCCGGGGTGGGAGGACCCCGCCCCGCCGTCCTTGGCCTGTTTTTGGCGCGCCGGGTCGTCGCGCCCTACACAGCCCCCATACCCCCAGGGCCTTGGCTCCCCCCTTGTGGGGGAGCTGTCAGCGGCATGGCCGCTGACTGAGGGGGCATCTCACCCGCAGGCCAGACCGAGGTGCCTCACCCCAAAAATGCTCTGTTCTCCTCGTCTAACCCGGCGTCTTTTGTCTCATAGCTCAGCTGGGTTTTCAGTGGGAATCGCTCCCCGGCCTGCCGGGCGTAGGATCTGCGCAGCTCCTCCAGCTCGGCGAGGGACAGCTTGTCCGCCAGAGATTTCATGGCCTGGGCGGACAGCTCCCGGTCAGCCAGCAGGGCCAGCCGGACCACCTCACTCCGGAGGCTCTCCAGGCATTTCCGCCCCAGGGCAGCCTCCTCCTCCAGGCGGGACGCCTGGCGCTCTCTCCAGGACTTCACCACCCCGGCGGCGGGCTGGGCGGGCACGGCCACAAAGGAGAACTCATAGGCGTCCCGCGCCCCCTCCAGGCTGACCCAGCACAGCTGGCCGGCGTATTCCTTTCCCTTCTCGTGGCCGCAGTCGGTCTGAGCGCGGTCACAGCCGCAGACAGAGCAGACAGCGTGCTCCACCGCGCAGCCCACGCTGACCTCCTTTTTAATTCCCCCCTCAATTTCGGCGATCAGGTCCCGATTGCTGTCGGTGCGCACCATATAGGCATAGCCCTTTAGCCAGGCGTACCCGTCCCCGGCCCGTGTCACCCGCTCTGGCTCCCGGATCACCTCTGTTTTGTATACACGGGCGGCCTGTCCCCGGGCCGACCACTGGTGGTCAAAGATGCCCGCCCTGCCCACAAACATAGGGGCCAGCTCCTCCAGGGTCTGTGTGGTGAACCGCTCAAAATCCCGGTCAATCTCGTTGTCACACAGCCGAACTGAGAAGGTGTACACCTCCTCCGCCCCCAGGGGCTTTCGGGCCAGCGTTCCAATCAGCTCCAGATCCTGAGCCGTTGCCGCCGCCTGTCCGCCCCCAACGGCCTCCTTCACGATTTTCATACCTGTTCCCTCCTCAATTTTTCCGCCTGAGCCCGGTAGAGCTCGGCCCTGGCCTCCTCCACAATATCCTGGAGGTTGATGTCCTCCCAGACAATCTCCGCCCTTCCGTCAAAGCTGTGGATACGCAGCCACAGCTCGGCCACCCGGCACAAAGCGGGCTCCACCGCCCTCCGGATGGCGGTAATCTCCGTGGTGAGCATATCGGCCTGTTGGGCGCTCATCCGCTCGGTGGACGACCAGGACAGCCCCATCATAAAGGGCGGAATGCCCGTCCGGGCCACCAGCTGCTCCAGAATCTGCCGCACGGGGGTCGTGCTGTCCAGAACAGGGCTGTCCGCCCCGATGACCTTGATGTCCACGTCCCCCACGGCCACAAAATCCCGGACGGAGCCCTCCCGCCCCGCCTGCATGGCGGCCGACCACTCTTGGGCGATCTGGCCGCACCGCTCCTGAGCGAAGGCCTCCTCCCCCTCGCCGGGCTTACATACCACGGCGAAGCGGAGATTGCCCGCCCGCTCCCAGTTCTGGCCGGTGGCCTGGAAGATTCTCAGCAGAATCCCGGCCAGAAAGGGCATGGACCGCAGGAGAGACACCCCGCAGGGGGCGTCTCCGGTGGGCTGGAAGGGGGTGAAGAGCAGCAGCTCCTGAAAGGGCAGCTCCCGGTTCTCCCCGATTCCCGCCCGGCACAGCTTAAAATCCAGCGGGCTGTCCCCCAGCTTCACCTCCACCTGTTCCGGGTCGGCGCACAGCAGGGCGGCGATGTCCGTTCCGCCGGGGGCGAGCACGATCTCCCCCAGCCCGTGGCCGCAGGTAAACAGGTCGTCCAGGTAGCGGTCCAGAAAGGACTGCACCCCCCGCTGGCCCCAGCCGGTGTCCACCGTCTTAAAAAACTCCTCCAGCCCCGCCTGTCCCCTGGGGTCGGTGCATTTGACGCCCACCCCGCCGCACAGCCGGGTCAGTTTCCAGATGGCGGCGTCCACAATGGGCACCCCCTCCCGGATGGCCCGGTACAGGGCAGTTTCGCCGGTGCGCAGGGGCACATATCGGTCCAGCACCCCGAAGGGCTGTCCCACCCCCCGCCGCACCTGCACCACTGGCGCGGGTGGCTCCCGCCGCTTCTGTTTCCACCATTTCATGCAACTCCTCCTTCAAGTAATCTCTTGTCCCGTCCGCAGGCGAAAAAGCCTCCTTTTGAAAGGAGGTGCCCCAGTGCGCACACTGGGGCGGAGGATTGAATTTCGCCGCAGGCGAAATGTGCGAAGCGAATCATTTCTCGGAAATTTCATTTACTTCGTATGTTTTGCTTCGCAAAACACAATCCCCCACCCGGCTTCGCCGGGAGCCCCTTTCTAAAGGGGCCTTTCGCTGCGGCGAGACGGGGTGCCCTCCCAAAACCTCCCTCTCTCCACGCACCCGGCGAAGGTCCCGCCCTGGCCGCTCCTCCCGGCCACGACGGCGGCGAAGTACCGGATCTCATCCATGGCGTGGTCGTGCTCCTTGCGGACCTGGTCCTGTCCCTGATATCTGTCGTCCCAGCGGTAGAGACCAAATTCCCGGATGGCGTTCTCACAGCCCTGGCAGATGACCAGCTCCCCGCTCTTCAGCAGCCGGGCAGTAAGCCGGATGCCGGACAGCACCCGGTTGTCCGCCTTCCTCACCCGCCAGCCCCGGCGGCGGAGGGTCTCGCAGAAGCTGGCCGCCGAGGGGTCGGCGACGACAGCCCGGACGGGCCGTCCCCCGGCCAATCCGGCCAGGTCGTCGGCATACTCCTCATCGGTTTTCTGCCGCCGCGCCGCCCGGCCGTCGTAGTAATATTCCGCCGTTCTGTACCACCCCCCGTTCTTCCGTCCCCACAGCCCCATAGACGTGGGATTGGAGGTCCCGTAGTCCACCGAGATGTACCACTCCTCAAAGGGCTCCTCCGGAACCGGCTTTACGAAGCTCTCGTCAAAGAAGTCATACACCAGCCCCTCGGCGGCCACCCACTCCCCCAGCACAAACCGGCGGTAGAAGGTCCCCTGAAAGGTGTTGGCGTACCGCTCCCGCACCGCCCGGGACAGCCCCGGGTTGTCCTCCATGGTAAAGTGGAGTCTCAGGGCCTTTTTCTCCTCTGCCTTGCGCACCCACTCCTGGTAAAACCAGTGGGCTGGAGACTCCGGGTTGCAGGAGAACCACAGCCTGCTCCCCGTCACCGAGCACCGGGCGATGGCCTGCTCCACAAAGGACCGGGGCATTAGCGCCGCCTCGTCCAGGAGGGTGCCGGCCAGGGTGATGCCCTGAATGAGGGCGGCGGAGCCCTCGTCCTTCCCCCCGAAGAGGTAGAAGTCGTTGTGCCGCCCGCCCAGCCGCACGTGGATTACATTCCTGCTCACCTGCTCCGTCCACTGGAAGCCCATACGCTCCAGCATGGGCCTCAGCTCAGAAAGCATATTGCGCCGCACCGACTGGATGGTCCGTCCGCACAGGGCGAAATTGCGGCCCTGAAAGGAGCTCATGGCCCAGCAGAAAAAGGACAGGCCGGTGCACAGCGTCTTTCCGCTGCGCACCGCCCCGTCGCAGATGATGGCCTGCCTGTCCCGGTCCGGGGAGCCGGGCCTCCACCAGGTGAGCACTCTGCGCTGCTTTTTGGAAAAGACCACCCTATCCCCCCTGTTCCTCCATGGCCTGGAGGAAGCGGTCCACCTGCTCCTCGCCGCTGTGGTCCACGGTGTCCAGCAGCCGCTCCAGCAGCCGCCCCCGGTCCACAAACTTCAGCTCCACCACGCCATTGCTCCCCCGCTTGAACTCGGTGAGGGCGTCCAGGTTGAGCTTCTCTGTCCCCTGCCACTCCTCGGGGGGAAAGCAGGCCAGCTTGACGGCGTCTCCCGCCCCGGCGTTGGCCAGTCTCCAGATTCTTCGTATAATCTGCTCCCTGCCCGGGAGCGTACTTGTCTTTGTCAC